CCGGCGTCACCCCGAACAGGGTTTCCGCCGCGTTGGAACGGCCCGACCCGACCAACCCGGCAATACCGAGGATTTCGCCGGCGCGGACGTCGAAGGAAATGTCGGAGAAGACGCCGTCGAGCGCCAAATCCCTGACCGACAGCACCACGTCGCCGATCGGCACCTCTTCCTTTGGGAACATTTGGGTGATTTCGCGCCCCACCATCATGCGGATGATGTCATCGCGGGTCATGTCTCGCTCCTCAGCGCCCGCCAGACATCCCGGCACAGGTTGAATGCGCCTTGCAGCACAAAACAAGCCACGATGCCCCAAATAGCAACCGTGATGATGCTAGCGATCGTCACGGCCCAGCAAAACACATCCAGCGTGCTCATCTTTCATCCTCTTTTCTACGGACGCGCTCCAGCTCCTCACGCAGATAGTGATTGTCCACGCTAAGACGTTCAATTTCTGCCTGCAAGGCACGAATCTTGGCCTCCTGCGCGGTCATGCGCTCCAGCAGGTCTATGTCTGCCTGGTTCATAGTGCCGCCCTCAACTCTTCCATCTGCCGTTCCATCCGGCCGATCTGAGCGCGCAGCAGGTCAATGACCTCCCGCTGGGCAGCAATCACCTTTTCCAGCGCCGCGATTTGATCATCTGCCCGAATGCTGGCTTCCTTGTATTTCGCCAGACTAACTTGCAAAGCATTTTCCATGTCAGTGCTCATCGTTCGTCTCCTTTTTTGCAGCCTCGTAACCGGCAATCCACGCCTCTCGCAACAACCGAACGGTTTCTACCATAGGGAATCGCACGCCAGTGCGGGTCTCATGGTAAATGCGGGCAGCGGCGGATTCCGCTGCCTGCACCAGAGCCAGGCGGTAATTTGCCTGCTTCTTCATATAATCTGTAGATCGTTCAGAATATGAGCCATTGCGAGCGCTTCCTGAGCCATAGAGTGCTGATCGTCAGTTTCATTCCTGGCGATATAGCCAGTCAGTGCCGCTGCCGCGAACAAATCAAGGCGAGTGATGCGGGGCAGTTGCTCAACTGCTGCCGTAAGGCTATACACCTGCTGCGCCACGTCATCGATGCTGTCTTTCATTTCCCTACTCCTCAGAAAGGAATGTTGTCATCGAAAGCGGCACTGGCGGCCGCCTTGTCATCGAACGGCTGGGCTGCTGCCGAACGACTGTCAGCCTGCCGGGTTCCCTGAAGCTCCAGGTCCTGCACGTCACAGGTCACGGCGGCGCCAGGACCGTTCTTGGTCTGGAATGCGCGGACATTGAACGTGCCGCAAACACTCAGCGGCTTGCCCTTGGTGATGTGGGGCGCCAACTTCTCGGCACGGGTGCCGAACAGGGCGCACTCAATCCACAATGAGGTGGCGCGTTCGCCCCAGCCGACATCGACCACAAGCTTCCAGTTCAAGACCGGTTTGCCGGACGGGAGGGTGCGGAGTTCCGCGTCGGTGCCGACCTTGCCGGCGAGAAAAATGAAATTCACTTGCTCTGCTCCTTCGATTCAAGCTTCTGCTTACGATTCCTGGCAATGCTCTGAGCTTCGCTGCGCTCCTGCGGCGTCAGTGAAGCCGCCTGCTCATAGAGGCTACGCAGCGCGTCCAGCGATTCGCAGTTGGTGATGGCGTCAACCAGTAGCGAGAACTCGCGGGATTTCGGCCTGATGGCGGCGCCGTTGTTGTGAGCCGCGGACTGACCGTCATCATCTTCCTGCGCAATCGAAACCATGGCCGCCAAACTGTACCTCCGCAAATACGTGGTAGCAGCTCCGACTCCCTGCCCGTCCCACTTTGCCGGCACACACGATGCGGTGCTGCTGACATAGCCGCCGTCCTTGTGAACGATGGCGGTGGTGACCGAAACCATTTCATGGTTGGCCTCAGTGGACTGAATGACCGCCAGGCCGTGCTTGGAAAGCACCGGGCGGACCGTGTTCAGCACTTCCGCCAGGTCGGCATACCTGGACTTGAAATGCGGGTTGACGGATCCCTTTGTGGCGTTTTCGATTTCTGCCTGCGCCATAGACAGGGCCGCAAACAATGCGGCGTTCGCGTGTTCCAAATTCACTTGCAACGCTCCTTCAGAGTTTCAATGGTTTTTTCAACTTCAGCGAGAAACTTCACAACCTCAGCTTCCAGTTTGGTGATGTACTCCTCATTGCGGTCGATTCGCTCGACATACAGCGATTGTGCCACAGGAAACCGCGGATCGTACGAAACGAAATCGATCCACTGGAGGCCAGCAATCCACATCTGCATCTGGATTTGCGGCATATGCTCTTGAGGCATTCCGTTCAGAATGGCGCTGGCGTGGTTGACGCTGCTGGGGCACTTGAATTCGACCCCGCCGTCAATCCCAATCAGGCCATCCGGACTGGCGCCGCAGAGCATCGTCGGGTGCTGGATGAATCCAACAAGATCCACGGTGTTTCCAGTGCGATCCTGATAGGCCTGGCGGGCGAACCCTTCCTTGTCGATTCCCCACTGCATCGCGGCATTCACGCAGGTCGGCGTCTGCTGCCCGGTGAGCCGCTGCGTCACGATTTCCATCAGGTAATCTAGCCGCTTCTGCGTGCTAGCACCCTTCGCGGTGTAGTCCATGACGTGTTTGGCGCGTGAGGCCGTCACCTTGCCGATTCGCTCGACAAGCCATTCTCCCTGCTGATGCGGGTTATCACTCATGATGAACTCCTGTGAATCGAATGAGGGCGGGAACGTGACCGATGCTGGTCACGCCCCAATCCCGATAGGCGTCGGTGACGCAGATGACGATGCCCTCGTTGGTCTGCTGAAGCTCCAGGCCTGCGCAGGCCAACGCCTGACGCAGGTGCTCCAGAGCAACGGCCGGTTCAATGACGGCAATCACAGGTCGCGCTCCGGCTCATCGAACGTGTCGCGAGCACTGCGCTTGACCGACTTTGCAACTTCGTCAGCAATGTCGTCCCAGCCCGACTTGGTCTGGTCGATGATGCTGCTGATGTTGATGCCATTGACCAACGCGAACGTCGGAACGAATTCCTCCGGCAGACCGGTGTCGCGGTCCTCCGGAAGAACCTCGTAACCGACCATGATTTCCACGTCACAGAAGGTGACGATGCACTTGCCGTCAACGACAGGAAGACTCATTTGGAGGCCCTCCCGAGCAGCGCCACGCGCAAGCCGGCGTTCGCCAATTCTGAAATGCGCTGGAAAACACGCGCAACCTCGTAGTCGGTGTCCTCCGAGCGATTGCGAATCAGGCTGCATCTCGATCTGTTCGCGAATTTCCTTGACGGAGTCCATCGGGAACTTACTCCAGGTGTTCTCCACCCAGTCCCAGGCCTTGTCCTCGGTTTCAGCCGAGGCAACGCAGACGCCCTCGACGGTAATCAGCCAAAGACCGTTGTGTTTGGACTGCTTCACGGTAAACAGCAGCTTGAATTCGTTTTTCATTGGAACCCCACTTCGTTCAGCAACCGCAGAGCCTCGCGGGCCCTGTCGAGCGTCACAACATCAACAGGCTTGCCCGCCATGATGCACCAGAGCAACTCGCCCAGTGCGTCCAGAATTTCGTCATGCGTCATCATGCACCTCCGATTGTGATTCAACTCGGGTTGCGTTCAACAACCCTTGGTGCTAATCTGAACACAAGGCTTGTGACATTGCAAGCCCCCTTGTCAACAATTTTGGAGGTTCTATGAACAAGGCAGAGGTTTTGGCTCGGTTTGGCACTGCGGCCGCCACGGCGCGTGCGCTTGGTCTGACGCCGCAGGCCGTTCAGCAGTGGCGTGCCGTGCCGCTGCACTGGCAGATCGTGCTGGAGCGCATGACGAACGGGGAATTGCGGGCCGATTTGCCCAGCGGCCCCAAGGCGGCCGCGGCGCCCGTCGAGCCGGCCGCGACGGAGGGGGCAGAGACCCCGGCGGCCTAAACCGAAAAGTCAAAACGTTGGGGTGCAAACCATGACCATAAGCGGCTGGCCGATCATTGAGGCCGAAATCACCATCAAGTTTGGCGCGGTTCATTCGCTGCCAGCAATCGGCGTTGCGGAACTTCATTGGCACCTGTGGGAGGTCTCTGCCGGGTGGCGGCACGAAATCAATCCTCACATGGGTCACACCAAGCCCATGCAAGAAATGCACAGGGACCTGGACAAAATCATCGACAAGTTGAGGGACAAAAATCTCTCGACGATGTTTGACCCGTACCCGGCAACTGCCGAAACCTTGGCGTGCTACATCATGGCGAAGCTGCCGGCCTACTGGAGTTTTGTGGAGGTCAGGGCGTATGACTGCTACAGGGTTCGCGTGGAAGCAAATGCCATGCGCCGGCTCTGGACAGAAAACTACGAAAAGCTCCCGTGATTCACTATCACGGCCTGCCCATCACTCCCGCCACCGCTGCTCTTGCAGCAGTCAGCGGCCGCCATGCATTTGTTTCGTTCATCCACCAGGTGCAATTGAGCCTTGCGATCGAGACGTGTCAGAGCTTTGCGATTGACAACGGGGCTTTCTCGGCATGGAAATCGGGCGCCGCTAAAACAGAGTGGGAGGACTTTTATGTTTGGGCTCTTGAGTGCTTGAAGATTCCGTCCTGTGACTTTGCGGTGATTCCTGACGTGATTGACGGGACGGAGGCAGACAACGACGCACTGATTGCGGATTGCCCGCTGCCCAAGTGGTTTGCCGCGCCGGTTTGGCATATGCATGAGTCTCTTGATCGCCTCGCAAAGTTGGCGGACGAGTGGCCGCGGGTCTGTTTGGGGTCGAGCGGCGAATACTCGACGGTTGGCAACACCGGCTGGTGGCGAAGGATGGCTCAAGCAATGGAGGTCATTTGCGACGAGGAAGGGCGGCCTGCGTGCAAGTTGCATGGGTTGCGAATGCTTAACCCAGAGGTCTTTGTGCGCCTCCCACTGGCGTCGGCGGACTCTACGAACGTCGCGAGGAACATTGGCATCGATTCCGCATGGAAGGGCACTTACAGTCCGCCAACAAAAGAGGCGCGGGCAACGATCCTGAGACAACGCATCGAAAGCTTCAATGCGCCTAGTGCATGGACGGCCGGTCCTGAACAACAAACCTTAACTTTCTGGGGTGAAAAATGAAATTGAGACCTAAAAACTGGGGCCGTTTTCAGCACTATAAGGATCGGCGGCCGCCTTGGATAAAGCTGTATAGAACCCTGCTGGATGACCGCGTTTTCATGTGCTTGCCGGTTGCAAGCAAAGCGCTAGCACCGTTGTTGTGGCTGGTGGCGTCGGACGATGAGAACGGCGAAATCCAAGGGGAATTGGCCGATCTGGCGTTCCGCGTCCGGATGACGGAGGCAGAACTGTCTGCCGCGCTCAAGCCGTTGATTTCAAACGGTTTGTTTGAGGATGCTAGCATCGTGCTAGCAGAGCGCTTGCAGGTTGCTACTCCAGAGACAGAGAGAGAGACAGAGACAGAGACAGAAAAAC